ATGGCGATGGCGATGACGATGGCGATGACGATGGCGATGACGATGGCGATGACGATGGCGATTATACTGATTGTAGTGATGAAGATGATGAAGATGAAGATGAAGATGAAGAAGAAATTATTGCAAAAATAAAAGAATTTCCGGTTCAAGTAATTGCTCTAGAACATTGCGAAAATACATTAGACCATATTATGATGAATGGGACTATTACAAATGAATTATGGGATATTATAGTAATTCAGATTTTATTCAGCCTTATTACATTTCAAAATACATTTGGATTAACACACAATGATTTACATACAAATAATATTATGTATATTAAAACTGATAAACCATTTTTATATTATAAATTAAACCATGTTTACTATAAGGTACCAACATATGGCAAGATATTCAAAATAATAGATTTTGGTCGTGCTATTTATAAATTTCGTGGTAAATTATTATGCAGTGATAGTTATCATCCGGAAGGAGACGCCGCCACTCAATATAATTGTGAACCTTATTTTAATGATAAGAAACCGCTGTTAGAACCCAATATGAGTTTTGATTTATGTCGCTTAGGTTGTGCGTTATATGATTTTCTTATGGATGAACCAAAATCTAAAATAGTACAAATTATGTTAAATTGGGTAAAGGATGATAAGGGGCGAAATATTTTATATAAAAAAAATGGCGATGAACGATACCCTGACTTTAAACTCTATAAGATGATTGCTCGAAGTGTAAACAAACATGTTCCAGTAAATGTCTTGAATAATTCATATTTTGATAAATATATTGTCACTAAAAAAGATTTGAAGAAGAAAAAGATTATGGATTTAGATGCTATACCTTGTTATATGTAATTGAAAAATAAAAAAGTCATAGGACTGACCTCTTTTTTATTTTTTCTTATAATTTATTCGTTGTACAATACTGATTCGGCGGCATATATGGCGGTATCTTCAAGTTGCTGAAAATACGTTTCTTCGAGTTTGCTGAGTCGGTCTTCAAGCGTTTCCGTGTAGTTGTTGAGGTGATAAATTTGGTTTCCAAGCCGCATAAGCCGCCGGTCGTTCTTGCTGAGGCGCTTTTCGGTGTTTTTGAAGACAACCCAGTGCCAAGGGTCGTCATACACTACGCGGGCTTGGCCATTGAGAATGCGTTGCTGGAAGTTGTAGGCAATTTCATTTTCATACCAAGCACTGAAGTAAACATATGCTTTGTAGATTGGATAATTGCGCCGGCGGCTCTCTGGCAGTCGAACAATACTTACCTTGTATACTCGACCAAGAGACTGATTATTGAAAACCTTAATAATCGTTTCTTCGTCAACCCATTGGGGAAAAACGCGCGGGATCACTAATGAAAGGCTTTGGTCAATTTGAAACGTCATGATGTGTTATATTGCTTTACTGGAGGTGTGTTGATAGAAATAATATATAAAAAGTTTTCAATTTTTTGTAAATTCATATATTATTTGGATTTGTTTCGATATCGATTTATATAACGAAATAATCAAAAAGAGGGCTCTATGCCGTCCAAAAAATAGTATTAAAAACTAGGCGTGTCTGTAAATACGTTGGTCACACTTTTTATAACACCATCTGATGGTATAAATTCACTTATAATATAGAGACCAACAATTGAGCTTAAATAAACAATAATAGTATCACGTATTAAATCCTTAATTGATTTTGTATCTTTTTTAACTATTCTCATTTCAACAAATTTCATTAATAAATAAACAAATGCGATAATACCAGAATGAATAACATACTTTTCCATCTTGTCTGTTTATATTATATTATGAATTAATGAAATATCGATAAACGCAATTATGTTAATACTTCAAAATCTAAAACAGGCGGTTTTAATTCAACTTTACTGGCGGGTTTATCTAAATCATTTACATCAAGAATATCCAGCTTGACGTTGTCGCCAATAACTAAACGCTCATCGTCATCTTCGTCATCTGCCATAGTAGCCCTTTCTAATTCTCGTGCTTTTTCTAATTCTTCTAAATTCTTCTCATCTTTTGGAGAATTTATAACACCTGTATTACCTTTGGTATCAATGAATGCATCATTATCAGAAAAGGATAATTTGACATTTTCTTTATCATCATTAGTATTATCATCATTATCTATATTCCTTTCTTTTTGAAAATTACTAGTTTGCTTAAATTCTTCAATAGTTTCTTTTATTGAGATTTCAGGTTTATTCTCATTCTCATTCTCATTATCAATTTCAGTGTTAATTGATGTAAGAGGTTCCTTAACATCGGTTGTTACTGGTGGGGGTACAGGCATCACTTCATCAGGTAATGGTTCTTCAACTTCACTAACCTGCACATCTTGTTCATCTGTTTCATCCATATAGGCTCGCAAAATATGTTCTAAAGGAATACTATCACGTATGGCATTTAAAATGCATTCTTGAACAATAACTTCAATCTCTCTATTATTTTTTTGTACTTGTAATGGTTCAATGTTTTTATCAAAAAGATAAATATTAGTATACAACTTTCTAGCGACATGAATATAAATTTTATGTATAAAATCACTAATAGACGGAACATCAATATCTATTTTTTTTTGTTTGCTTCCAACACGAACGCAAGTAAGAGCTTTTAATTGAACAATATGTACACAAGTAACAAGATCTTCTAAATAAGTGCAACCAGATGTTTCAATAATCCGTGTTTTTTCGGTATCAATAATAGTTTGATTCCATTTTGGAACACGAGTAAGAAAATTTTGAAAGGTCATTAAATATTTATCTAATTCGTCATTATCGCTACATAATTTCCATGCTTCATCAAAAATTGATTTTAATCCTTGTTTGATATTGGGTGTTAAAACATTCAATAAACGAGCACACCACTCGTTTTTTGATTCACTTAAACTAGATGTTGAAAAATCATCCATTTTACATAAATGATATATTTTCTAAATCATAATCGGAACGTAATAGCATAAAATTCAATATAAATAACATAAATAATTTTTCATTTCTAAATTCTTTTTTTATTTTATTTACTACTAGTAAAATTTGATATTTATTTAATTCGTTCATAGAATTATCATGTTCTATGTATTTAATAATGTCTAAACCACTATAACCTTTTTCATATAACGTATTGGATAAATTAATAATGTTGTTATAATCACATTCTGATTTATTATCAATAAATTCTTGTGTTCTGAAAGGAGCAAACAATTTATCAAATGTATTATTTAATTTTTTATCATATTGTGTGTTTGATTTTAATGTTTTTTCAATATTATATTTATGTAGATTTACCTTTTTACCATTTACAATAGGTTCATTGATATATATTTCACATAAACGTGATAAAATAGGTCTTAATAATTTATATTTATCCTGAACAATAATAAAAAATCGAGTTGTATGACTAAATAATTCAATGCAACGACGAAGCGCTGATTGAGCATCACTAGTTAAATCGTCTGCGTTTGATAAAACAATTGTTTTAAATTTACATGCGCCTTTAACACTAATATGTGTTTTTGCAAAGAATTTTAAATCATCTCTTATAAATTTTATACCCTTACCATGTGCGCAATTTACATACATTACATAATTTTTAATCAATTCTCTATTATCATTATATATATTTGAAATAAAGTTATTGACAATTGTTCGTTTACCGCTTCCATTTGGACCATGAAAAATAATATTAGGAATTTTTTCTGAATCTAAAAAGAAATTTAATTTTTTATTTATTTCGGGATGATAATTTATATAGGAAGAAAGTGACATTGTTATAAGAATAATTAAAAACAATTTTAAATCAAAATATATTTAATATAATTTGATTTGATTAATTACATAAGTTCGTTCAATGTATAACCTTCTTTTTTTGCAATTGCGGTTATAATTGATAATGAGCGAATTAAACTAGTTTTAATATTTTGTTTTGTATTAAATAATTTTATAATTTCTTCATATTTCATCGTTTCTAATTGTCGTTTTTCAATACCTAACATTTCAATTAATTCTTCATATGAATAAGAATCATATTCCTGGGTTGTCTTTTCTTGGTAATTACTGATGGTAGAATCTTCTTCAGTAAAACGTATATGTCCCTTCACTAAATATGACATGTTATTGTTATT